GCCCGTCACGGCCATTTCAGAGCGTCTGCAGGAGTTCCTGCTCGAGGAAGCCAAGGCAAGGCGGAGTGCATCATGAGCAGCATGGATGAGATCATTCGCGAAGAGGCCCGCCTCATCATCCTCAAGGCGCTGGCCGATCAGACCGACGAGCGGCTGAATTCTGAACTGCTGCGTCTATCGCTTGAAGCTTTCGGCATCAGCCGTGAGCGCAGCTGGGTTCATGACGAGTTGCGCTGGCTGCGGGAGATGGGCGCCGTCGTGCTCGCCGAGGCGGGATCGGTGCTGATCGCTACCTTGACCGAGAAGGGCACGCGGCACCTCGCCCGCAAGCTCGCCATCGAGGGCATCAAGCGCCCGAGCCGTCCGGGAGCCTGACCATGGCCGGCCGCGGGCGTCTGTCATCGATCGATCTCTTGCCGGAAGAAGCCGCCGACGACGTGGTCTGGGCGGCGCAAGAGCTTGCGGCACGTAAGCGAACGACCGCGGATATTCATTTCGAATTCAACGACCGGCTCGAGGCGAAGGGTATCGAGCCGATCTCCCGCTCCGCCTTCTATCGCTCGGGCGTGCGCCTGGCCGCTGCCCGACGCCGTATGCACGAAGCCCGTGCGATGTTCGAGGGGCTGGCGTCGCAGTTCACGGCCGAGGATGTCGACCAGAACACGGTCATTCTCGGGGAGTTCATCAAGACCCTGATCGTCGAGCTGGTCGGAGACGAGAGCGGCGAGAAGACACCCAAGCAGGCAATGGAACTGGCCCGCGCGTTCCAGGCGACGGTCGCGGCCCAGAAGATCTCGACCGAACGGCGGCAGAAGATCGAGGCGGACTTTGCCGCCAAGGCCGGCAAGGCGATCGAGGAAGTCGCCAAGGCCAAGGGGCTCACGGCCGACACGGTCGAGGCCATCAGGTCTAAGGTGCTGGGCGTCGATCCATGACCATGGCGGAACCGCTTTCGACGGAGGCCTGGGAAGACTTCCGGCGGAAGGCGACCCAGAACCTGCCTCCGGTTCTTGCCGGCATGGAACTGCCGGCAATCCTGCTTTCGTATCAGGCCGAACTGCTGCGGGCGACGTCGCAGTATGCTCTCGTCGTCACCGACAAGAGCCGGCGCATCGGAGCGACCTGGGGGATCGGTGCGGACGCTGTGCTGACGGCCGGCGCGCAAAAGTCCGCCGGCGGCATGGATGTCCTCTACATCGGCTACAATCTCGACATGGCGCGCGAGTTCATCGACACATGCGCCATGTGGGCGAAAGCCTTTGTGCCTGCCTGTAGCGAGGTCGGCGAGTTTCTGTTCCAGGAGCAGGACGACAAGGGGCAGGATCGGCATATCCAAGCCTTTCGCATCCGCTTCTCGTCAGGCTTCGAGATCGTCGCGCTCTCCTCGCGTCCGCGCTCGCTGCGCGGCCGTCAGGGCTATGTGATCCTCGACGAGTTCGCGTTCCATGACGATGCGGCGGAGCTGCTCAAGGCAGCGATGGCGCTGCTGATCTGGGGCGGCAAGGTGCTGGTCATCTCGACCCACAACGGCGAGGACAATCCTTTCAACGAGCTGATCACCGAGATCCGGGCCGGACGCAGGCCCGGTAAGGTGGTCCGCTGCACCTTCGACGATGCGCTCGAGCAGGGACTTTATCAGCGGATCTGTCTCGTCACCGGCAAGATCTGGTCGCCCGAAGCCGAGGCCAAATGGCGGGCCGATATCCGCGCCTCCTACGGATCGGATGCAGCCGAGGAGCTGGATTGCATTCCCTCGCAGGGCTCCGGCGTCTATCTGCCGAGCACACTTATCGAGGCCTGCATGACGCCCGCTGCGCCGGTCCTGCGCTTGCGCTGCCCGGCCGGGTTCGAGCTGAAGCCGGACGAAGAGCGGAAGGGCTTCGTCAACGACTGGCTGGGCGAGACCGTCGATCCGTGGCTCGCGCTTCTGGACAAGCGCCAACGCCATTTCTACGGCTTCGACTTCGCCCGCTCCGGCGACCTGTCCGTCCTGCTGCCGCTGGCGGAAGGAACCGACCTGATCCTGCGCGCGCCTTTCTCGCTCGAGCTGCGCAATGTGCCGTTCCGCCAACAGGAGCAGATCCTCTTTCACATCGTCGACCGGTTGCCTCGCTTTAGCGGTGGCAAGCACGATGCTAGGGGCAACGGCCAGTTTCTGGCCGAGTATGCGATCCAGGAATACGGCGCGCTGCTGATCGAAGCCGTGATGCTCAGTCAGGCCTGGTATCTCGCCCATGGCCCGCGCCTGAAAGCACGGTTCGAGGATCGGACGTTCCTGCTCCCCAAGCATGTCGATATCCGCGACGACTTCCGCCAGCTCAAGACGGTGCGCGGGATCCCCATGGTGCCGGAGAACGCGCACACCCAAGGCAGCGACGGCGGCCAGCGGCACGGCGACACGGCAATCGCCGGCATGCTTGCGATTGCCGCCGCTGAAGGACACGTGCCGGAATACGGCTACACCCCGGCGCGCGATGACATGGACCTCGGCACCAGCCCCTTTGCCGACGCTTCGGATTTCGGGAGACAGCTATGGTGACGACCTGGAAGGGCCTGATCGACAAGTATGGAGCGCCGATCGAAAAGAAGGCGCTCGGGGAAGAGATTGCCGTGCCCGAACTCACCGGCGTGCGCCGGGTGGCCCATGAACGGGAGGCGAGCGGACTGACGCCGGAGCGCCTGGCGCAGATCCTGCGGCAGGCGCAGGAAGGGGAAGCACGCGCCTACCTCACGCTCGCCGAGGAGATGGAGGAGCGCTACCTCCACTATGGCTCGCAGCTCCAGACGCGGCGCCTGGCGCTTGAAACGCTCGATGTCTCGATCGAGGCGAACAAGGCTCCTTCCAAGATCGTCGACTTCGTGCACGACCTGGTCGGTTCCTCCGGGTTCAGCGAGATGGTCGGATCGCTTACCGACGGGCTCGGCAAGGGCTACGCCGTCTGCGAGATCATGTGGGACTACCGGCAGGGTCGCCTGCGGCCGAGTTTCAAATGGCGGGACCAGCGCTTCTTCCGCTTCGACCGGCGGGACCTAACGACATTGCGCCTCGAGGTGGACCGGTCGTTCGACGGCGAGGAGCTGCCGCCTGCCAAGTTCGTGGTTCACAAGCCGCGCACCAAGGCAGGCATCCCGCTTCGTCGTGGCCTTGCCCGACCGGCCGCATGGGCCTTCCTGATCCAGAGCTTCGGATTGAAGGACTGGTCGGCTTTCGCCGAGGTCTACGGCGTTCCCTGGCGCGTGGGCAAGTATCACCAGAACGCTTCAGACAGCGACAAGCGGACCCTTTTGCGCGCGGTGCGTTCGCTTGCCTCCGATGCCTCCGCCATCATGCCGGCCGGCATGGAGATCGAGCTGCACAAGATCGAGGGCAATCACGGCGCGGCGGTCTTTGGCGGGCTGCTGGAATACATCGACAGACAGGTTTCCAAGATCGTTATCGGCCAGACCATGACGGCCGACGATGGTTCGTCCATGGCACAGGCCAAGATCCACAACGAGGTGCGCCTCGACCTGCGCACGGCAGATGCCAACCAGCTTGCCGGCACGATCAACCGCGACGTGATCGAGGTGGCGATAGACCTCAACTTTGGGCCGCAGGAAGTCTATCCGCGCGTCGAGTTCCCGGTCGCCGAGCCGGAAGACACCAAGGCCCTGTCGGAAGCGTTGGGAACGCTCGTCCCGCTCGGCCTGAAGGTCGGCCAGGGACAGGTGCGCGAGAAACTCGGGCTTTCCGACCCGCAGAAGGACGAGGACCTGCTGGTGGCGCCCACGGTTTCCAGCACCGAACCCGCCAGGGCCAGTACGCTTTCCGGGGCGCCGCTTCCCTGTTCCTGTCCGTCCTGCTCCAGCCTTGCAGCGCGCGGGATCGCAGCCGGCACGGCTCCGGCCGACCTTCTTGCCGATCTATTCAGCAAGGAAGATTACCAGGCGATCGCCGAGGATGTGCTCGCCCCGCTGCTGGCACTCCTGGAGCGCGCCTCGACGCTGGAGGAGGCGCGCAACATGCTCGCCGAATTCGAGCGCGAAGGCCTCGACACGGGAGCGTTGATCGAACGCCTTGCAAGCACGACCGCAATCGCCCGCGGCCTCGGCGACGTGTCGGACGTCTAGCATGGCGGAACCGGACCGAGACCGCTTTCGGGCGCCGCGAGAGGTTACAGACTATTTCCGCGACAAGACTTCGCGTCCGCGCTTCTCCTGGCTGGATGTATGGGGCGAAGAGCATGCGCACGCCTTCACCGTCGCCAAGGCCACCGAGACGGAGCTGATCGGTGTCTTCCGTCGCTCGCTCGATACCGCGATCACGGACGGACAGACGTTCGAAAACTGGAAGAAGGGCATTCGAGGCGAGCTCGAAAGGCTGGGCTGGGCCAAGCCGCGCCTCGTCGAGGATCCCGATGGTATCGACCCGCCGCGCCTGGTCGACTTCACGTCCGACAGGCGGCTGAAGACGATCTTCTGGTCGAACATGCGCGCGGCGCGCGCCGCCGGCCAATGGAACCGGGTCCAGCGGACAAAGGCTGCATTGCCCTTTCTGCTCTACGTGCGCACAGCGGCGGCCGACCCGCGCCCCGAGCACCTGGTCTGGGCTGGCACCTTGTTGCCGGTCGACGATCCCTGGTGGGACACGCATTTCCCGCCGAATGGCTGGGGATGCAAATGCGCGGTGAGGCAGGTCTCCCGCTTCGAGGCACGGCGTTTGCTCGCCGACAAAGGGATTACGATCGACGGTGAATATGTCGTGATCTCCGAAACGCGACCCGAGATCCAGACCAAGCCGTTCGTCAACCGGCGGACGGGTGAGATCACTCAGGTTCCGGAAGGGATCGACGCGGGCTGGCACACCAATCCCGGCAAGGCCCGGTCCCGCACCCTAGTCACTCGTCTGGTCGAGGAACTTCAGACCCAGGGCGAGGCGACGGCGCGCAACCAGATGGCCCGCGTGCTGGACGGGCCGGACGTGCGGGCGGTCATCGGACTGCCGGAGCGTGTTCGCCTGCCTGTCGCCGTGGCTCCGCAAGCGGCGGAGACGATGTCCGCAGTCGGCCAGGTCGTGACGATGTCTTCGGACACGATCGTGACGAAGATGAGCAAGCACGCGCTCGTCACGCCGGACCTGCTGGGCCGCATCCAGGAGATCGTCGACAAGGGGCGCATGCTCGATGAGGGGCGCGGCGATGCGCAACGCCAGATCTATCTCGAGCTGGAAGGGCTCGGCTGGGTCAAGCTCGTGCTCGGCCGGTCGAAGGACGGCTTTCTCTACGTGCGCACGCTCTATCAGGTGAGCGCACGAAAGGCGTTGAAATCGATCGAGGAGAATGGAGGGGGGTGATAACGGACGGCGGGAGGACGTGCGATCCCTCAACGGCTCAAAGTCCGGCACCAACGATTTTTGCGCCGCCGTCCGTCCTCAACATGCGTGAAACTGGCCCCGATTTCAAGTTGCCCGACCGCTTCGAACACAGGAGGGCCAGGGAGCGGCAGCAGCAGGGCTGCCGCCCGATCCCCCGCAAACGATGGGCATGGGCCTTCTAGGGGCTTTTAAACGCCTTCTAACAGGCCAAACCGATCCGGGTAGCAGCGACGGTTCGGCTATGGCATGTTGCCCGCGTCGAATGACGATCCGGCACCGCCATCCTGGCTGACGCTCGTCAGCCCCTTTGCGGACAGGCCGGCCGGCATAGTCGCCGGCATGACATTCGAACCGCCCCTCTCCGTTTCCGCCTCCGAACCCACTGCAATCGCCATGTGCGATGCCGGTGCGGCCGCATGCGGCGTCGTGCTGCTTTCTGCCGATGCGGTCGGCGAGGCCGATGACCCGAGCTGGATCAAGGTCGCGCCGCGTGGCCGGGTCACCACCCGTGACGGGCGCAACTACGCTTTCGATCCGGAGCGGCTCGCCGCGCGCTTCCAGGAGGACGGCATCGAGATCCCGGTCGACCTCGACCACTCGGTGACCTTGCGCGCAAAGAATGGCGATGCCGGAACCGTGGTCGGCTGGGTCAAGGAGATCGAAGCCCGGCCGGACGGCTTGTTCGCGCGTGTCGAATGGCTGGAGGCCGGTCGGGACGTGCTTCGCGCGCGCACGCATCGCTTCGTGTCGCCGACCATCCATCATACCCAAACCGGCGAGGCGACCTGGCTCCACTCTGTCGCGCTTGTCGCCGCCCCCGCCTTGCCGTTGCCGGCGGTCGCATCGGCCATCGGTCCCGTTCGTGAGCCACACCAGGAGACACCCATGAAGTCGGTTCTTTCCGCCCTCGGCCTGGCCGAGGGGGCGGATGAGGCTGCGTGCCTCGCCGCCATCACCACCTTGAAGGCCAACACCGTCCCGAAGGACGTGCACGACGAGGCGCTCGCGACCCTGTCGGCGAAGAGCGAGGAGCTTGCCGCGCTTCAGGCCGCGGTGCGCAGCGGCGAGGTCGAGGATCTGATCGAAGGCGCGCTTGCCGCGAAGAAGATCGTGCCCGCCCAGCGGGAAAGCTACGCGGCGCTCTGCGCCACCGACGAAGGGCTGGCTTCCGTGAAGAAGCTGCTCGAGGCAACTCCCGCAAGTCTCGCCGCATCCGGTCTCGGCAACCGTCAGCCGGCCGCGGACAAGGTGCTGGATCCCGCAACCCTCGCCGCGAAGGCGCGTGCGCTGGTCGTCGAAAGCCGGGCGCGAGGCGTCGAGATCTCGATCGCCGACGCGGTGAACCAGGTCAAGGAGGAGCAGGCGTGACCACCCCTCTCATCAAATCCTATCGGTCCGCGGCGGAAGTCGCCGGTCGCCGTATCGTCGCCTTCAGCGGCACCGGGAGCGATGTCGCCGCGGCGACCTCCGGCACCGCCCAGACCTTCGGCGTTTCCACGCAGCTCGGAGCAGGTGCCGGCGAGATGCTCGATGTCGTCCTCTCCGGGCTCGGCGAAGTGCAGCTCGGAGGCGCCGTCGATGCCGGCGATCCGCTCACGGCGGATGCGGATGGCAAGGGCGTCGTCGCCGGCCCGGTCGCCGGCAGCATCATCCGCTATGCCGCCTTCGCGCTCAGCGACGGCGTCGAGAACGACATCATTCCGGTCCTCGTGGTGCCGGGCATCATCAACACGCCGGCCTGATCCGGCACATCAAGCGAGGCTTGAGCATGGCACCCAGGCGCCCCTTTGTCGTCGATCCGGTCCTTACCGCGATCGCGATCGGTTACTCCAATCCCGCCCAGACGCTGATCGCGGACCGCGTTCTGCCCCGCTTCGACGTCGCCGGCGAGGCTTTCAAGTGGAAAGAATATCCGCTTGCCGAGGCCTTCACGATCCCCTCGACCAAGGTCGGCCGGCTCGGCCAGGTCAACCAGGTCACCTTCTCCGGCAAGGAGAAGACCAGTTCGGTCGAGGACTACGGCCTCGACACGCCGATCCCGAACAGCGACATCACGGCTGCGGCCGCCGCGAGGGCGCAGGGCGTGTCCAACTACGACCCCGAACAGCATTCGACGATGATGCTTACCAAGCTGGTCGAGCTGGATCGGGAAGTCCGCGTGGCGACCCTCATTCAGGATCCGAACACCTACGCGGCAGCGCGGCGCCTGGCCCTGGCGGGCGGCGACAAGCTCTCCGACTACGCCAATTCCGACCCGATCGGCGTCCTGGACGCGGCGATTGACGGAACGCTGATCTACCGGGCCAACACCCTGGTCATGGGGCAGCCGGTCTGGTCGAAGATCAAGCGCCACCCGAAGCTCGTCAACGCGGTCAAGGGCAACCTGACGAACGAGGGGATGATCACGCCGCAGCAGCTCGCCGAGCTGCTCAGCATCCGCGAAGTGCTCGTCGGCGAGGCTTTCGTCAATACGGCCAGACCGGGCCAGGCGGCAGTGCTTGCGCGTGCCTGGGGCGACAGTATCGCGGCGCTCTACATCGACCCGACGGCGCGGCCCGAGGGCGAAATCACCTTCGGCTTTACCGCTCAGTTCGGCACGCGCATCGCCGGCCGGATCGAGGACGAGGACATCGGTCTGGAAGGTGGCACCCGCATCCGCTCGGGCGAGCGGGTCAAGGAGGAGATCGTCGCCCAGGATGTCGGCTATCTGATCCAGAACGCGATCTGACGGGCTGCGAAGAAATACCCAGAGGGTGGTCCGGTACGGCTCGCGAGGCCCCCGGCAACGTCCCCGCCGCGAGGCCTTGGGACGTTTGAGATCACGCCAGATCAACAAGGGGTTCAGCCCGCCACCCGCCCATCTTTCCGGTGAAGGAGCCAGACATGAGCCGTCGAGCTGCAAGGAGCAAGGCGAGTACGCCGAAGCCGAAGCCTGAGGCTGAAGGGCAGGAGAACGAAACCGCGACCACGACCGACGAAGTCGGTACTGCTGCCGGCCCGGACACCGGGCAGTCGGCCGCCCCCGAGGTTGAAGGCCGGGACGCGGAGCCGAACGACAATGAGGGCGTTCCGGCGAAGGGGCCGGAAGCTTCGAGCGAGATCAAGTCGACCGACGGCGAAGCGTTGGAGGCACGCGAGACCTCCGCGGCCGAGGACCAGGACGGCACGGCCGCCAATCCGGACGCCGAGCAGTCTGCCGCTCGCGAGGTCGAAGACCAGGGTGCAAAGCCGAACGACAATGAGGGTGACCCTGCGAAGGGGCCGGAGCGGCGAGAGCATGTCGCGCTCTGCCATGTCCGGCACAACGGCGCGATGCTGCCTCCTGGGCACCCCTTGCAGCTTACCGAGAAGGAATTCGGCGAGCTGAAGCGCGCCAAGGCCGTCGAAGGCGAGTGGTAGGGCGCGCTCGCGCCCAATCCATCCCTTGACATGCCGGAGGACCAGGACGTGCAGCCCTACGCCACGATCGACGACATTGATGCCCGTCATCCGGCAGAACTGATCCTGCTGGCGGCGGACGAGAACTCCGGCGTCGTGGACGACGGGCGGGTGTCGGCCGCCCTGGTGGATGCGAGCGCGGAGGTGCGCGCAATCCTCAAGGCTCGCTACAGCTCGGCTGAACTTGGGCGGCTGGATAGCGAGAGCCTCGACACCCTGCGCTTCTACACCATCGACGTGGCGCTCTATCGGATCGCCTTGTCGTTCGCCCGTTCGAACGAGCGGATCAAGGAGCGCTACGAGGCAGCCATCAAGCGGCTGGAAGCGATTGCGGCCGGCAAGGGTGGTCTTTCGTTCGAAGGCGGGACAGGTGGCGACGATCCCTCGATCACGGGGCCGGCATCACCGAACGAGGTCATCGTCGACGTGCCCGAGCGCATGTTCACGAGGGACCGGCTGCGAGGTCTGTGATGAGCGTCTCGCTCGTGATCGACATCGACGGACTGGACGAGGCACTGGTGCGGCTGAAGCCGATCACCGACTTCGAGCCGGCCCCCTTGATGGAAGCGCTCGCCGCCATCGGCGAAAGCCAGACACGGCGCCGGATCGAAAGCGAGAAGACCGCGCCCGACGGGACACCCTGGCCGGACAACCTCGCCGGAACGCCGATCTTGCGTGAAACCGGGCGCAATCTGCTCGACAGCGTCGCCAGCCAGGCATCTGCCGAGGTGGCCGAATGGGGTGCTGCCTGGGAATATGCCCACGTCCACCAGGACGGCATGACCATCGTTCCGCGCGAGGCCAAGAAGCTCGCCTTCGCATTTGCCGGCGGCTTCGCGGTTGTCGACGAGGTCACCATCCCGGCACGTCCTTTCGTCGGCATCTCCGACGAAAACCGCGAAGAGCTTCGCGAGGTCGTGACCGACTACCTCGGAATTGGTGGAGCGCGCTGATGCCGATGACACTCGAGCAGCTTATCGCCGCAGACCGCATGACACCTCTGCGGGATGCCATCGTCGCCGGCCTGGCGAACCAGTTCGACGGTATCAAGGTCATTGCCCATCCCGGCAAACTCGACATCTACGACGTGGTCAAGCGGGCTGTTATCGCCGCGCCCGGCGTCGCGGTCGGATGGTCCCGCGTGCAGGCGCCGCGGGAAGTCGACGGGTCCTATGTCACCCCGATCGATTGGGCAGCCTACATCGTCGCCGAGGATCACGCGGATCTGGGGGAGCGCCGAAGGATCTCGCGCGATGTCCTGGCTCATGCAATCGGCTCTCACATCCTGAAGGTGCTGCACGACCCGGCTCTTTCGAGCTGGGGTCTCGAAAGAGTGACGTCGCCGGACGGTCAGCCCGGTCCTCAGCTGAAGCCGCTTTTCACTGCGACGGCCTACGAGAAGGGCACCGCCTATTACGCGGTGACTTGGACACAGGCTCTCGTCGATCTCGGCCCCGACTTCCTGGCCGGCACAACGCCTGCATTCGTGCTGCCGGACGAGACGGACAAGCGTCCGGGTCTCCAGTTCGACAGCGAAGACGGCATCCCGGCCGAGATCCAGGCGATGATCGATCAAGCGGACGCGGGAGACGAAACGTGATCGACCTTGTGGCGATCGAGCTGCGCACCTTGCGCCGACAGCTGCACCAGCTGTCCGGGCGGCTGGCGCGCCATACGCTGATGGGCAAGGTTCACCCAGGCAGCCAGGATCTCCAGGCGCGCACCGTCCAGCTCGAGCTCGGGATCGACGATGACGGGGCGCCGATCCTGTCGCCGCCGGTTCGCTGGCAGGAGCCCGGCGCCGGGCGGCTGAAAGTCCATGCGGTGCCGGCCGACAACGAGCAGATGATGCTGCATTCCGCATCGGGCACCATCGGAACGGCGAGCCTCGCGGTCTGGGCCACCTATGACGACGACAACGGGCCTCCGTCCGACAAGGACGACGAGGCGGTCTGGACATTCGGTGACGATGTCCGCGTCGAGCTGCGCGGCAGCGACGCCCGCGTGAAGGCTCCGAAGGTGGTGGTCGAGAGCGACGACGTGCATCTCGGTGGCGAGGGCGGCGAGCGGGTCGCGCGGATCGGCGACAAGGTGAATGTCAGCCTCGGATCGTCTGCCGGCTTGTGGCCGATCGTCGAAGGGTCTTCGAAAGTGCGGGCGGCGGACTGATGCGCGGGCTTCGCTATCGCACCGGCCTGGACGCGCGCACCGGTCAGCCGCTGCGCGGATGGCCCCATGTCGTGCAAAGTCTCGAGACGATCTGGAGCACGCGCCTGGGCAAGCGCGTGATGCGGCTCGGTTTCGGCTCGGAGCTGTTTTCGCGGCTCGGCGAGGACATCACGCCGGCACTTGCGCTGCAGCTCTATACCGACCTCACGATCGCAGCCCACACGTGGGAGCCGGAGTATCGCATCACGTCGATGCAGCTGGTGAACCTGACGAGCGCCGGCGCACTCGGCGTCCGTCATTCCGGCACCTACTACCCGGAAGGTCGCTTCGGCATCTATGACCACCCGCAGAGTGTGGAGGCGGCAATCCCGCTCATGTTGCTGCGATCCAGCGAAGGAGCGAGCGCATGACCCGTCCCGATCTTCCGCCCCCCGCGATCCTGGAAGAGCTGAATTTCGAGGCCCTGCTGTCGACCATCGTCGCGGATGCGCAGGCCCGGCTTGCGGCCGTCGGCATCACCTGGGACGTCGGCGCACTGGAGACCGATCCGGTCATGATCCTGTGCCAGGCCTTCGCCTATCGCGAGATGATGTTGCGCGCACGGGTGAACGATGCGGCCCGCGCCAATCTCCTGGCCTTCGCCGGCACATCCGACCTCGACCACCTCGCGGCCTTCTACGACGTGGCGCGGCTCGATGGCGAGACGGACGAGCGGCTGCGCGACCGGGTCTGGCTTACCATCCTTGGCCGGTCGGCCGGCGGTCCTGTCGAGCGCTACAAGGCGGTCGCGATGGCGGCCTCGCTTCAGGTGCGGGACGTGGCGATCTGGCGCGAGGGTCGCGATCCGACCGTGCGTGTCGCCGTGTTGTCGACTGATACCGGCGAGGCGAGCCCGGAGCTGCTGGCGAGCGTACTGGCGGCGCTGGAAGCGCCCGAGGTGCGCGTAGTGTCCGACCGGTTCGAGGTCGTCTCCGCCATCCAGACCGTGCAGGACGTGGCCTTGACCGTGCGCCTGGCGCCGGACGCCCCCGAAAGCCGGCGCATGGATGTCGCCGCCGCCGTGCGCACCGCCTGGCAGGCCGAGCAGCTGCTCGGTCTCGACCTCACCACGTCCTGGCTGACCGCAAAGGCGATGATCCCCGGTGTGACCCGGGTTGAAGTCACATGGCCGACCAAGGATGTTGTCGCCCTTCCGCACCAGGCCATCGGGCTCGGCGGGATGGAGATCATCGACGGAGGGCGCGGCAGGTGACCTCGCTCCTTCCGACCAATGCAACGCCGCTGGAAAGCGCGCTCGACCTGACGGGCGCCGACATCGCCGACCGGATCGCGCAGGGCATCGATGCGGTGCCGGGCTGGAAGATCGTCAACCCTCAGCCGGCGCTCGCTCCCTGGCTGGTCTACGAGTACGGCCTCGGCGCGCTGTCGCCCTTCGTACCGAACCTCTACGACCTGCTCGGCGACGGCATTGCCTGGGAGCGGCTGCGGGGAACGCATGCCGGCATGGCGCGCGGCCTCGGCTTTGTTGGCTATTCGGCCGAGCTGGTCGACCCGCCGGCACGCCGGTTGGCCTGGGCGGACTATCAACTGACGCTCGATCGCGTGCGCGATGGAGCTGCGGACCTTGCGCGCATCGACGGCATCGCTCGTCTGTCGCAGCCGGCGCGCTCGCATTTCAGGCGCGGCGTGCATGGCTATGACGTGCCGGCGGCCGAGGCCTCCTGGACGCGGCTTTCGGGATCGATCCTCGGTGACGACAGCGGCCGTCACGTCGAGG